CTCCAAGACATTATCAAGCATACGAATAAGATCTGGAATAAAGCGCGGCTCAGTTGACCACTCATCATATTTCTCCAAATTTACACTAGAAAGGCAGCATACGGCTGTTCTTTCTTGGTTTGTAGGCAAAGTAATCTCACTACATAAATTACTTTGATTCACTCTTAGGCCAAGTAGTTTTTGGTATTCAGGCAAATTCTCATTAACTGTATCCTCAAACATAATGTAAGGCTCACCTGTTTCCACGCGATTCTGGATAATTTTAATCCACAATACCTTTGCAGACACAGTCTTAACAACTTTCCCCGAATGTGGGTCAATTAGATCCCAACTATCATCATATCCTTCTTCCGTGGTAGCTCGTGCTACGTGCTCCATAAACTTATCAGAAATTATGATAGCATGATGCAAGTTAATAGACTTGCGGTTAATATCACCTCCTGTTGGTTTGCGAACATCCAAAAATTCCTCGACCTCAGGATGAGAGATAGGTAAATATGCTGCATAACTGCCCCTTCTTGTTACTCCTTGACTAAATGCTAGCATCTCAGCATCTACTACTTTTAGAAAAGGAATTACGCCTGTAGACTCACTTCCGTGACTTGTTTTTGCACCTACACTACGTATGTCCCCCCAATATCCTCCAATCCCGCCTCCTACAGATGAAAGCCATGCGTTCTCTGTATAGTGACCTGTAATTCCCCCACGGCTATCTTCTACATAATTTAGAAAACAACTGATAGGCAATCCTCTACTACTTCCGCCATTAGACAGAACAGGAGTAGAAAACATAAACCACAGATTACTAGCGTAGTCGTATAAACGCTGTGCCATATCATCATCATCTGCGAAGGTTTTCGCCGCACGTGCGAAAGCTTCTTGTGGCGATTTCTCATCGTCTAAGAGGTATCTATCTTCTAGAGTTTTTAAACTGAACTCTGGCAGTATACTATCCCGTGTGTAGTCTAGCTTCACTTATTTTTTCCTTAATTAAAATACTTTGACACTTACTCTGAATGTCCTTTATATTTTCTTCACCTATTGCTTGCTCACAAAACCCTAGTAAATCCATCAATTCAAAGTTTAGAATTAGCTTTTCTTTGTTGTCATTTAAACTCTGAATATATTTATACTTACTACTGATTGGACAGGCATCATAGATATCAAATAAATTACCATACTTATGTAATAGGTCACAGGCTCTTTTAGGCCCAATACTTGGAATCCCTGGAATGTTGTCTCCAGAGTCTCCATTCAAACATTTAATAGTAATATAGTCTTCTATGCTGTAGTCGTGCGTCTCACGCCAGTTTTCAAAAGTAGTTTCAGATCTTGTTGTATAAGCAAATCTAGACACGTTTTCGCTTATTAGCAAATCCCAGTCTCTATCAGAGCTTACCATCCATATGTGATCTGCTTCAATTCTAGTTGATATATACGCTGCAATATCATCTGCCTCAACACCATCATACTGTAATACGATATATTTTTCTGCTAGTAACTCTAGCGTCTTTTCCATCTCTTGATAAAATTGTACGAAAGAATCCTTTTCTTCTTGAGTTTGCTTCTCATACCTCTCTTTTCTAGAGAGCTTATACTCAGGATATCTTTCTTTCCTATAACTACTGCTTCCTTTATCACAAGCGATAATTACTTTGTCGCACTTATAGGAACTAGCTAAAGACTGTACTGTTTTAAGGTAGTCTTCAGCAAATTCTGTTCTATTAGAGTGCTTCCATCTAAACCCAAGGTTTAGTGCATCAATAATTATTGCATTATTGTGCGATTGCTGAAACTTCAGAAATGTTTTGCCCATTTATAAATTCCGGTTTTTCGTTTATTAACCATTCATCTGCTATCATTACATAACAACCTAAATGCCCTATGTGCATAAACTTCTTAGTCTTTGCAGGCTCATCTCGAGTTGCTACGAAGACTTTTGATCTATTGTACTTGAAAAATAATACTGGTTTCTTATTAGTCTTCTTTGCCTGACTCGTTGTTTGTTCCCACCACTTAATAAACTCATTAGACTTATTAGTTAGTATCTTGTCATCAAAGTGACTGTTCTTATAGAACTTGACTTCTATACAGTAGTGCATTGCAGTGTCTGGAACAAACAAGTCTCCTTTCATAAAAGGTAAAGCTCCTGACATAGGGACTCTTTCAAAAGGTAGTCCCGTATGTTTTCTTAGTAGCTCTCTTACTTGTCTTTCTCCATCCGCTCCTTTAGCACGTGAATCAACCATTATTACTCTCCTCTTTGTAATCTCTAGCCCAGCTTTTAAACCATGCAGCTCCGTCTCTCTTTGCATCTTCGAATATTCCATATGTAAAAAATACTGCGAATACAAAACCGACGTGACCCCAGATTAGGGGGATAACATTCATCCAACCTGCAATCAGAGTACAAAATGTAAGAGTCCAAAGTAGTGAGAGTGCTACCATACAGTACATCTGTACACTTGTATTACGAATATAACTAATGGGATTATACTTTAAGTTCATTATAGAATCCCAGCTATAATAAAACCACATCAACTTATTCTTCAAAGCTATCTCCTTACGCTTCTAGTCTACTTATATTGGACTCTTTAACTACTTCGATCTTCTCTAATAGAGGATGTGTCCAACCGTGGGAAACAATGTATGTGTTTAACCCCTGTTCTAATAATAGTACCTCGACCATCTTCTCTCGTCCTTGCTCGTCTAGTACATTTATAACCTCATCTAAAAACAATACATTGATCCTAGACTTGGAAATACTGCTCATTAACTTTCGTATAGAGATAAGCGTAGCAGTATTTACTCTAGCTAATTCTCCGCTACTTAAAGCTAATATATCTACTATAGATCCGTTATCCGCTAAATTCACATTTAACTTGTCATTCTCCACTACAAAATTGATATTAAACCTACCATCACTTAGTTCAGCTAAATACTCATTTGTCAAGTCTTCAAACTCTTTTACTAAATTTTCTAGTTTATAGGCAACCAACCCATTAGTTGAAAATGCTCTTTTAAGGATTTCTAGATTCGTGTTGATTTTTTCTTGTTCAGAAAGTTCTTTCTCAATTCCTTTAAGCTGTCCTTCGAATTCGTCGGTTTGCTCTTCGATGACTTGGATTCTTGTGTTGTGTTTTTGTCGTCTACTGTTTTCATCAATAGTCTCCTTTAATTTTTTACTAGTAGAGTTAAGCTTACTTCTAAGCTCAGAGATATTAGTTTCTATCTCATTACCGTCAAGAAGTTCTGACGGTAGGGCGTTATCAACCCTACCAATCAGACCTTCAAAGTCTCTCTGCATTTTATGTTTACTAGTTACTATAGAGTTAAGCATTTTTATCTGCTCTATCTTTTTCTCTAGATCACTTACCTCGTTTTCCGCCTTTTGGCTTTTTTGGACGCTTAGGCTTTTTAGGTTTTGCGTAACCGTATCCTTTATTTCCTGTTGGCATGTCGGGCACTCTCCTTTTAGATTACTTAAATGAGTAATCTCTTTAGCGGCTTCTTTAATTGTCCGCTGGCTCGCTCCTAATTGAATCTGTAACTCATCATAGGATCGAATTCCTTTCTCTTCTTCTCCTACTAAGGTGAAGTCGTTAGGGGAAATATTAGCAAGAAGTTCTTTGTATGTATTATTTTCTCGGATTTTTTTATTTTTTTCGGAAATATTTTCAAAGTTTACTCGTAATGAACGTAATTCGTTCTCGTCTTCTTCCGAGATTTTTGGTAAATTTAGCTCTGGCAGTATATTGGTAGCCTCTAATTTATTATCTGTCAACCATTTCTCAATGGTACTACAACGTGCTCCTAACTGCGTGATGTTAGTACTAATATCTTTAGATACGGTACGGAATATATCATAATATTTAGTGTACTCATCGACTCCGAATAGGTCTACTAGAAACTTTTTACGGTTCGCGTCGGTTGCAGTTAAGAACTGCAAGCTGGCGGTTGTGTTTTGATACACAAGCTGAGAAAACGTTTTAAAGTCTAAGCCTAGAACTTCTTCAACATTCTTATATGTGTTAGTAGCTGTATGGCTAGAGATATCTTTTCCGTTTTCAAAGAACTTTACTTTAATTGTTCCTCTACTTCTTCGCACCTCTATCTGATACTTTTTTTCTTCCACAGAAAAATCAAGGGATATGTTGTATCCCTTGTTGTAAGCTCGATTCTGTATCTCAGCTTTCTTGATTCCTTTGGAGTTTTTGTTGAATAGTACTTCTTCTAAGATTAAAGGCAAAGAAGACTTACCTGCTCCATTCTTTCCTACTAGCTGAGTAAGAGTTGTTCCGTTCAGATCTATTGAATTGTTACTACCATAGCTGAAGCAATTATCCCACTGCAATTTCTTTAGAGTAATCATGAAATGTACTTAATACTTCCTTTACTGTGTTGTTTTCTAGTTCCAGAATATAACTTAGATATTCCGCCAATTCATCTTCTATAGTCATGTCATCACTAAGAAGAAGTGCAGTTTCTGTCTTTCGTTTAATTACTTTCTTATCTAGTAAGTCTGAATTTGCTACGGAGGATAGTTCTGCAATATCTCCCTCTATTTCATATATTGTGTGATGGTATTCTGTAGGCACCATTTCTTTTTCGGAAGTTACTGTTTTTCTTAGTAACTGTGGCAATTCAAATTGATACCACTGCCAGTTATCCCCCTCAATGATAATGTAACCAGTTTTAACTAAGTTACGATGAAACTGTGTAGTCATAGGACTACCTGGGTATACTATATTAGCCTGTGTATTAGTATGGCTATGTAAGTCTCCTGCAAAAACAACAGGAAACTGTTCAAATCTTCGAAGGTCTACTTCGGGTGTAACGTGTGGAGGAATGGCTCCCCGTACGTGAGTGAAAAGCGGCTTTCTGATACTAAAGTCTTTAGCGTGCCATTTTCCGTGTAGCTCACAGTAGGGGAGCACCCCAAAATGATCTTCATTATAGATAGAGTCTACAACCTCTACGAGAGTATTCACCTCCTTTGATGCTTTTTTCAGCTGTGTTAGAAAAGTTTGATGTTTTTTTGTGGCTTCATGATTTCCATCGTAAATTAAGGTACGCACCTCTATGCCACTAATGAACTCAAAATATAGCTCTAACTCGCTCATGGTGGGGATCCGGTCAAACAAATCCCCTCCAATCACATGAAGATCAACTCCTGCTTCCAGTTCATGAATCTTGTTAAAGAACATCCGATACCGTTCACGTGCCCAATCTTCCGGCACATTCTTTTGACCTATCTTTATGTGCCAATCAGCAGTGAACAGTGTCTTCATTAGTAAGGTAAATCCTGTTCTAGTTCTTCAACTACATCTGCAGAAGCACCTGCAGACTCACTCATCAATCCCTCTAGGAATTCTTTTTGTTGCTCGGCGGAAGGTCGAGTAAGGATATCGTCCATGGACTTTAACCCTTTTACGAGAGCTTTCTCATCGGCATCTAGTGCTCGTACTTTGCATTTTAATACTTGCAACTGGTATTCTACATTGTATACTTGTGGGCCAGTCTTAACACGCTTAAAGTTTACGTCCCATCCAGTTTCTGGATTAGTAGGGTCGCCTAATTCTTCTGCTGCTAACATGATTTGCTCAAGCAGTTTCTTTTTAAGGTTAAGGATTTTTAGCTCACCGTCATGGATGCATTGAATCGCATAAGCCCATCCGCATTTCTTTTCGGGATGATACTTGCGTACCCAGTCGGTTTCTTTGTTTTCAAAGGTTTCCGTCTCTCGATTGAATCCTAAGCACTCCATTGGAATGTTTTTGTTATTCTCACCAGTTATCCAGTACACGTAGCGAGGAAGAATGTCTCCTACTAGTCGTACTTTATTGTCGCCAGTGATGTATTGATATTGAACTACGGAACTCTTCTTTGCAGTTCCTTTTGCGTCAGCAAATTTCATATTTTCTCCTAAATGTCTTCATACTTGAAATGAATCTTATCATCTATCAAAGTAAGTAGTCTGTTATTGTTTATTGCGTCCTGACCCACGTTAGCGTGTGAAAGGTCTAAAGTTACTATTTGATCGTGCATATAAATAGCAAAGCTACGGTAGCTCAGCAGAGATAGATACTCTATTCTCTCTTGGGCAGTGTAGTTCTTTGCTTCGAAGAAAAGAGGTTTCAGATCTACTGCAAACGAATTTCCAACGAAGTTATACTGCATATAATTATAAACTGTGTCTTTTCTATTGCTTGGCAGCGACATAAAAGTCATCCAATGCATAATCGCGAAGATGTCTTTGGCTCTGCCCTGTGTCTTGTTTACAATCTTTTTCCAATTAAACAGTGTCATATATTATCTCAAATTTTAAACGAAATGTCAAGAAATATTTTTTCATATGTTCTTGATCTCATATCCTTGCTTCAAGTAGTATCCTGCTCTGTTATTCGCTTGCTTTCTGGCTGTGTTGCCTTTTAAGTTTATGTCGATTATAACAGGATCTTTCTTACCTTCTTTTATTCTAATTACACGACCTATTAGCTGTGTAAGAAGAGGCTCATTATTTACAGGAGTTCCGAGCACGAGGCAACTCAAAGCATCGAGAGAAACACCTTCTGAGAATATAGACTGT